AGATACCACCCGAGGAAAAAACGGCTTAAAACGCGTTCTAGTAGGTTTTAGAGGCTGGGTGTTTATACAGTGTTTTGGGGTTATCCACAGGTTTATGCACAGGTTGTCCACAGAAAAAAGTTACTAACAGGTTATGCACAATGGGTTGTTGATAAGGTGGGGATAAGCTGGGGATAACTTGCGGGGCGGGGAGGGATAGGGTATAAGTGCGAACAAATGCTATTAAGCGTTAGGAATTGATAAGGAAATGCTATGGTCAATCGGATGATGCCGGACGATTATCAAAAGCTATTGGATCAGGCGGGGGATGAGGCGGAGTCGGAGGCGGATGAAACGTTACTGGCGGAGCGGTTGTCTGCCCTGGGTCTGGAAGATGGCGAAGCCGAACGGATGGCAGCACAGGCAGAGAAACCCAGGGAGAGAGGCGACGGCAAGGTAATAGGTCTAGCAGGCAAACCCGCAAGACCACTAACAGCACAGCAGATAGCATTTGCCCAGGGCGTGATAGAGGGAAAGACACGCAAACAAGCTTACCGGGACGCCTATCAAGGTGCTGCCGGATCGGACGCCACCATATCAGCGTCAGCGTTTAAACTCTCCAGGGACCCACGCATTCAGAAGATGATCGCAGACGGATGGGGGGAAACGACAGAAGCAATCGCGGATGACGTTACGGCGACAAAACGCTATGTCATGCGATCACTCGTGGCGCTTAGCAAAGCTGGCAAGCAAGAAGGATCGCGCCTCAAAGCCCTGGAGCTACTTGGGCGTCACGCTGGCATGTGGCAAGCACAGCAGCAGGCACCAGAGCAGCCGGTTACCGCTGAACAACTGAGGCGAGAGTTAAACGCGCATTTAAAGCTGGTGGGAGGGAAAAGGGAGGGGTGAGGGAGGGCCCACCGTACTGGTATCCCCCCAGGCGCGCGACTGACCACCCGCCATCCGGTTACGCTCTAATCCACTCTTCCGATCACTTTCCCGATCATCATCCCAGCAACACCCCCCCCTTATTCCGCAAATTGCCAACCCCCGGGGGTATATAAAATTTCTGGTTCATTAGTGCGAACAGGGGTGAATTGGTGACGATGGAATGGGTAGTAGAGGTTCAATTGAAGATTTAAGAGAAGCATGGCTAGACCGAAGGCGAAGATGACAGACAGGTGGGATTTGGTGTTACGTTTTATACGGGCGTACATCAGGTTAAACAATGCTCCGCCTTCTTACGAAATATTAGCTAGGGGGTTAGGGATGAAATCTAGGTCTAATATGCACAGGATAGTTAAGAGGTTAAAAGAGGAGGGGTTAATTGAGACGAAGCCTAGAAAGTATTTGTCTATTAGGTTGGTGGACAGGTCTGTAAAAGAGATAAGCAAGCTGTGAGTTTGTTGACTCAAACAGAGGTTGGGGGGTATTTGTCCGTAGTAGACAAAGTGCCTGCTGCGCAGAGGAAGAAGATTCTTCAACTTTTAGAGTTAGATAGAGTTGAGAGGTGTAGAGAGTCTTATTTGTTTTTTGTCCAGCAGATGTGGCCGATATTTATCTCTGGTAAGCATCATAAAATCATGGCAGATGCTTTTGAAAGAGTTGCAAAGGGTGAGTTAAAGCGGTTGATAATTAACATGCCTCCCCGGCACACTAAATCAGAGTTTGCCAGTTACCTGTTGCCTGCGTGGTTTTTAGGAAAGTTTCCGGAGAAGAAAATTATTCAGACCGCTCATAAGGCTGAGTTAGCGGTGGGGTTTGGTAGGAAAGTCAGGAACCTTGTACAGAGTGACCCTTATAAAAAGGTCTTTAGTACAGAGTTGTCTAGTGACTCTAAGGCCGCAGGTAGATGGAATACAAAGCAGGGTGGTGATTATTTTGCTATCGGGGTTGGTGGTGCTGTTACAGGCAAAGGCGCTGACATCTTAATTATTGATGATCCGCACTCGGAACAGGAAGCAAAGCAGAACAATCCTGCTGTGTATGACGACGTATATGAGTGGTATACGTCTGGCCCCCGTCAGCGTTTACAACCAGGGGGGTCCATAATAATAGTTATGACTCGCTGGGCAAAGCGAGATTTAACAGGGCAGATCCTTAAGAACTCTAGTAAAGACGGGACGGATGACTGGGAAGTCATAGAGTTTCCGGCGATTCTTCCTAGCGGGACTCCGTTATGGCCTGGGTTTTGGAAAAGGGAAGAGTTAGAGGCTATTAAAGCTGAGATCCCGGTTGCTAAATGGGAGGCTCAGTATCAGCAGAACCCAACATCAGAAGAAAGCGCGATAATTAAACGCGAGCAGTGGCGTTTATGGGAAGACGAAGATCCGCCTGAGTGCGAGTATTTAATCCAGAGCTGGGACACTGCTTTTGAAAAATCTAACAGGGCAGATTATTCTGCTTGTACAACATGGGGTATCTTTCAGCATTTAAATGAAAAAGGGGTTTACCAGCCTAATATTATTTTATTAGACGCGGTGAAAGATAGATTGGAGTTCCCAGAGTTAAAAAAGAAAGCGTTAGAGCTTTGGAAAGAGTGGAACCCTGATACATTAATTATTGAAAAGCGGGCAGCAGGCGCACCGTTGGTATATGAGTTAAGAAGAATGGGTATTCCTTTATCGGAATACACGCCGTATAAAGGTCAAGACAAGATTGCCCGGGTAAATTCTATTGCAGATTTATTTGCATCAGGAGTAGTCTGGCGACCTGATAAACGATGGGCAGAAGAAGTAGTAGAGGAAATGGCATCGTTTCCTACCGGGGATCACGATGACTTGGTGGATTCTACTTCTCAGGCTCTAATGAGGTTTAGACAAGGCGGGTTCATTACGATTCAGTCGGATGAACAAGAAGAGCCGTCTTATTTCAAACGACGCGTTGAATACTACTGAGGTACAACATGGCAACCAACATGTCCCCCGCGCTTGTTCCGATTGATATCAGTCAGATGACAGATGAGCCTGCCATCGAGATTGAGATCGAAGATCCGGAAGCTGTATCAATCAACATCGACGGATTAGAAATTAACCTGGAGTCAGTTGAGCTTGAGTTTGATGCCAATCTAGCAGACGAAATTTCAGAAGGTGAGCTAGAAAAGATCTCTGCTGACCTGATTGATTTGATAGAGGACGACATCAGTAGCCGGAAAGAATGGGCAGAGATGTTTGTGAAGGGGCTAGAAGTTCTTGGAATGAAGTACGAAGAACGAGCCGAGCCTTGGTTGGGGGCGTGTGGTGTATACAGCCCGGTTCTGACAGAGGCAGCTATCAGGTTTCAATCAGAGATGATTACCGAGACTTTTCCGGCTCAAGGTCCGGTTAAAACAAGAATCATCGGAGAAGAAACCAGACAGAACCAAGAAGCAGCAGAGCGAGTTCGGGACGATATGAACTTCCGCCTGACAGAAGAGATGGTGGAGTATCGGCCTGAGCATGAACGCCTTTTGTATGCACTAGGACTATCAGGTAGTGCGTTTAAAAAGGTTTACTTTGATCCGAGTATTGGAAGGCAAGCAGCCCCATTTATCCCGGCAGAAGACATCATCATGCCGTATGGGGTATCTAATGTTTATAGCTCTCCCCGCGTGGCACATGTCATGCGGAAGACTAAGAACGATATTCGCAAACTCCAAGTAGCAGGGTTTTATCGTGAAGTCGAACTAGGCGAACCTGTCAGGATCTTTACTGACATAGAAAAGAAGAAAGCAGAAGAACAGGGCTATACGTTAACGGACGATGATCGGTATCAGATTCTTGAGATTCACGTTGACTACAATCTTCCAGGTTATGAAGATGAAGACGAGGTAGCACTGCCTTACGTCATTACTGTCGATAGAGGATCATCTAAAGTCCTGTCTATTCGTAGAAACTGGAATGAAGGTGACAGCCTAAAGCAGAAGCGCCAGCACTTTGTGCAGTACAACTTCATTAACGGATTCGGTGCTTACGGTCTTGGATATATTCATTTAATTGGCGGGTATGCGCGGGCAGGTACGTCTATCATCAGGCAGTTGGTTGACGCAGGAACCTTGTCTAACCTGCCGGGCGGGTTAAAAACTAGAGGACTAAGAATTAAAGGGGATGACACCCCTATCGCCCCGGGAGAGTTTCGGGACGTTGACGTACCAAGCGGGTCAGTGCGTGAAAACATCATGCCACTACCCTATAAAGAACCCAGTCAGGTTCTTGCTCTATTACTAGAAAAGATTACAGACGACGCCCGTAGATTGGTTGGCATTGCCGATCTCAAGATTAGCGATATGTCCGCTCAAGCGCCTGTCGGAACTACGCTGGCAATCCTAGAGCGTCAGTTAAAAACAATGAGCGCGGTGCAGGCCCGTGTCCACGACAGTTTAAGAATGGAGTTTAAACTTCTTAAACAGATTATTCGGGACTACATGCCGCCTGACTACAGCTACACACCTGTAGGGGGCAACAGGGAGGTTAAACAATCAGACTACGATCTTGTAGAAGTCATTCCCGTCTCAGACCCCAACGCCTCAACAATGGCGCAGCGGATCATGCAGTACCAAGCTGCACTACAACTTGCTCAGGGTGCTCCACAAATTTACAACCTGCCCCAACTACACAGGCAGATGTTAGAAGTGCTTGGAGTTAAAAACGCTGACAAGTTAGTGCCAATTGAGGATGACCAAAAACCGCGTGATCCTGTGTCAGAAAATATGAGTTTCTTAACAGGAAAGCCCACAAAAGCCTTCATCTATCAAGATCACGACGCGCATATCACGACTCATATGTCGTTGTTACAAGATCCAATGATTATGCAGATGATTGGGCAGAGCCCGATGGCTCAACAGATGCAGGGTGCAATTATGGCGCACGTTGCCGAGCACCTTGCGTTTAGGTATCGAGCGCAGATTCAAGAGCAACTAGGCGTAGAAATGACCGCGCCAGATATGGAACTGCCAGAAGGCGCAGAAGTTCAGCTATCTAAGTTGGTAGCGCAAGCCTCTCAGCAGCTTTTACAGACCAATCAGGCAAAAGCTCAGCAACAACAAGCTCAACAAGCCGCACAAAACCCAATGTTGCAGATGCAGCAGGCAGAACTTCAACTTAGAGCGCAGGAATTGCAGAGAAAAGAAGCTGATAGCCAGCGTGATTTTGAGATTGCCCAGCAAAAAATCAGGCTAGAGCAAGAAAGATTGGCAATAGAAGCGCAAAAGGAGGTTGCAAGACTGCAAATGAAAGACAGAGATACCGATAAAAAACTCAAAACGGACATGTTAAAGCATTTAACTAAGCCTAAACAGCCGTTGCGATCATCCCAATAAACCTTTTAGGAAGTAAATGAGCACTACTGCGATTTCCGTAGTGATTAGAGAGCTAAATCTGCGCCGGGAAGCTCTC